GAATGTACCGTAGGTAATTTACAGGCGGTACGCTGGTAAAATGAAGATACTCAACAACACTTCACAAAAAGGAATTGACATGAACAAGAAAAATACGATGGCGACCGGTGGAAACGGCCCGACAAAACCACCTAAGAAGCCGAAAGAAACCACTAAGCCGCAGAAAAAATGAACACGCTGCGCGACCGATTGTCGCTGTGGTGGCTGTCCATGATTACCGGTTACTCCTTCGCGTCTGTCATTGGCGGACGGCCGGCTGGCGAGTATTGGGACATGGCCTACTTCGGGAGCGCGGCTACGGTTGACTGGGCGATGTACTACTTTTGCTCAATGTATCTATCTGGGAAATTATGCCGTGACATGGAAGCCCTATGCATCGCCTCTATCGTCATAAATGCGCTTGGTTTTGCGCTGTATATGGCCGAGTACCCGCCAACTATCTACAACTTTATGATAGCGGGACTCAATTATGTGTTTGCCATTAGATTACTCATGGGTAGAGGCGATGTTTTTAACTATTCTCACTGGCGGGATTTGGTTCGCGGCGCTGTTGGTCGACGTCCTCACTTCGCGAAGGAAAAAACGAAATGATGAACTGGCAAAGCGAATTGCAAAGCGCCGCTGAGCGGGTGATGGAAAGTCCGAAGACAACTGCACTTGTGTCGGCATATAGCACGGCGGCCGGCCTCGCCGCACTTCAGCAGTGGATCACCGGACTTGGCTCAACGTTGGCGGTGTTCGCCGGCCTGATAGGCGTGCTGGTACTGGCAAGGCTGAACTGGATCAAAAGCGAGAACGAGAAGATCCGAGGGCGGCTGCTCCGCGAGAAAGCCCACGAAATGGGCGTCGATTTACTGGATGAATAGCCATGAACGACCACCTCCTAGCCGAAGAACTGCGCGAAGACGAAGGCGAGAAGCTGACTTCGTACCTTGACTCCAAGGGCTACTGGACTATCGGCGTTGGAAGACTTATTGACCCGAAGCGCGGTGCCAATCCTGCCCCGTTCGGCGTTGACCTCCGCAAAGGAGGCAAGATCACCGCAGCCCAATCCGAGGCGCTGCTCCTGATGGACATCAAAGAGAAGGCGGCCGAGCTTGATCGCCGCTTGCCATGGTGGCGCACACTGTCGGATAACCGTCAGCGCGTGCTGGCGAACATGGCGCATCAGATGGGCGTTTCTGGCCTACTCGGATTCAAGAAGGCGCTGGCAGCTATCCGCTCCGGAGAGTGGGTGAATGCACGGCTGCACATGTTAGATTCAGACTGGAGCCGTCACGACTCTCCTAAGCGCGCGCGCCGCCTGGCTGACCGTATGGTGCAGGGATGACTCCGCACGAATGGATGCTGGTCGTTCTGGCGTTCGCCGCTTGCTTGCTGCTGCTGACCTTCTGGCGCGCGCATCGCAACAATAAAACTCCGTTTGATGCCTTAGACTTAATCATGGTGGACGGCAAGGTAGACCGCATCGCCACCGTATTCATGATCGCTTTCGCCGTCTCGACATGGGTGATAGTCGACATGCAGATCAAGACCAAGCTTGACGCCGGAATGTTTGGGCTATGGCTCGGCGCTTGGGTTGGACCATTGGTAGCGAAGATGGTATTCGGCCGTAACGACATGGCCGGCACCGTCACCAGTAGTACGATCGTACAGCAAACCACTGAGGTAACGAAGCCATGAGCCTAATCCCAACTTGGCCGATCGCCGCCGGTGCGCTGGTCGTCGGTCTGTCCGCTGGCGGCTTTGGCGCCAAGCTTTGGTACGCCGACACTATCGCGGATCTGAAAATCGCAGCAGCAGAGACGAAGCGAGACGAGGCGAACGCGATATCGCAAGCATCGCAAGTGGCGCTGTCTGACTACAAGACCGCTGCCGAAGTGATCGCTGCTGCCGCCCTCGGCGCGCAGACCGATATGACCTCCGCCCTAGCCCAGCTCGCCGCCATCCGAAAAGGACAGAAAAATGCGCCACCTCCTAAGCTGCCTGACGATTGCCGTCCTGGCCCTATCCGGCTGCGAAACCTTGCCGAAAGCGCCGCCGAAGCTGACCGCGCCATATCTGGATCAGTTCCTCGCAAATGACTGCGCACTGATTGGCGAGACGCCGACGACCGACGATTACGATGTATTGCAAGACTGGGTGCAGGACATCCTGATACCGCGTTACATTGACTGCGCCATCCGTCACCGCAAGACTGTCAATGCTTGGCCGAAGTAGGGAAAAGGCTAGAATCCCTAGCTAATATTGATGGGTTTCTTTGGAGCGCCGCTCCAGAAGTTCTGCGACCATCTTTTCTGCACTTTCGCCGCAGTTCCAAGACACAACCCCATTAGCATGATACCGCTGGTTTTTCCTAGCGTGATACATTTCAACGTCACGCCAGTATTCCATCTCGTTGCCCGGATCTCCGACCAGCGCATACATCTCGGTCGCGACTTCAACAGGCGGACGCCCGAAGCCAGTGAAGCACATTTTATTGTGGTACCAGTCGAACGGTATGCGATCATCCCAAATAAGGCCGGCCCGAAGTTTTCCATGGTCGCTATCCCATGACCAGACGTAGACCTTGACCTTACCGTCATCAAGAAAGCGACGGCATGCCATCTGAAGATTCTCCGACCAGAAATTGAGGATACGCGTACCGTCGCTCAGTGCGAAGTAATTGCCGAACGGTAGTGGGAATGGGCGATCGGTGTTGATGCCGACACATGATTGCATCCCCACTCGCGCAGGCAGCATTAAGATTTCAGGATTATTCATCACGCTTCCTCTTCTGCAAAATTATTAGTGCTCACTTGATTACAGCACCCAGCGCAAGCCGCATCCTCTGCCGCCTTGTCGTACTTGCAGCCCGGCTCAAAGCGGCTTGTCACCTCAACGTAGACAGGCGCGCGAACAGGTACGCCGCGATCCTCGTACGTTGGCGACCATCCGGCTTGTGCTGTGTACTTGCCGTCGAATGTGCGCGGTGTCCCATAGCAGCCTGGACGCGGTGTCATGGCCGCACTCCCGCGCCAGCCAGCGCAGCGTCGATCTGGTCAGCGAGCTTGCGGAAGTCGTTGCCGTTCATCGAGATATCCAGGTTGGCGCGGGCTAGTTTCAGCGCGGCGATTGGGGATGAGATGGATTCGATGTGTTCAATCAGGGAGAGGATCGCAGCAGGGTTAGCGGCGGCTATGAAACGGCCATTTGCTTCGCCAACTTCGGATACGATGACAAGGCACTCTTCGCCATCAGGTGTTTGATACAGCGCCTTAGTATTCACTTCACCATATGGTAGCGGGTCATCGCCGACCACTTCACCACCGGCAATGCGAATCGGCGTAAATGCTTGGTCAAATTCCCAAGCCTCATTGGTGGCCGTCAGCGCCAGCGCCTTCAGTTGTTGCAGGTCTTCGTTATTCATAACTTCTCCCGTTTAATTAGCTTTTCCAGTTCGCTTTCTTTATATTCAGGCCAACGAACACCAGTTGCCGCATGAACTCTCTTTGAAAGCTCATAATCCTTGGCTTCTAAATATTGAGGGTTGAAGTCCATAACAACATCGAACCACTCCCGGAAAAGGTTTAGATCTTCTTTGGTTAGAAGACCCATGGACTGGGCGTATGTTTTCATTGCTGAACCTTGCTCGCAATAAGATCAAACAGATGCGCATTCACTTCAGTCAAACTTGGCTCATGCGATAAACCTTCAGCCCATTCATCAGTAGCCCTTTCCGCATCGCTCAGAATCATCAGCTTTTCACTCGGTGTAAATTCCACCGTTACTAAGACTGGCTGACCGCCCACCTCATCAAGGTCGAACCAGTCGCGGAACGACGACATCAAATCGTGCACGGACACTTGGAAGCGCACATTCGCAGGATCATCGGCTTCTTGCATGTAATCGTAATGCGGGCTGATGAAGGCAATCACTTCATCAGGCGTGCTTGGCAGCCTCAGTGGCGCCGATACCTCTAGCGTCTTCGCCTCGCCCACCGCAGCCAAGATAAACCGCAGCGACTCGCCGCTCAGGCGCTCCGACGTCAGCGCAGATTCCGGCTGCGTGGTCGACCACTGTTCGATGTGCTGGGCCATCAGCGTAAAGAGTTCGGCGGCCTGTTGGTCTGTGAAGGCAGTCATTGTTGGCCTTTTTTCTCATCAAGTATGGCGCGTGCAAACTGCTGAAAGCCAAATGTTCCCAGGAAGGCATTCATACCGCCAAGAGAATCGAATATCTCGGCTATTCGCTCATCACTCACATCGGCTTTAGCCTCTGAAACCGGCGTCTTCTGCGTGCGAATGATTAGACTCTTATCGCTATGGTCCTCGCTGATAAAGCCACCGTACATGCCAGAACGGTTATAGTGTTCAGACTGACGCACCCAGCCGCCCCGGCAATCGTAGAATGTTCCGCTGAATATCTTCGTCTCCATCGACTCATTCGCAAACTGAGAGACAGCGTTCTTCTCAAACTCCGACTCTGGCGTGATGACCAACTGCACCACGCCGTCCTCAATGTAGATAGCGGTTTTCATTTCATCAATTCCTCAAGGGCTTCATCCAGAACGGATACATGGTAAGAGCCGACACGGCCATGCCGTCCGTCAGCTACGTGGTCAATCGTGATTCCCTTCTTTTTGCTAATCGCCGATGCGCGCCGGCCAAGACGATTCAACTCGATAGCGCTCATGGGGATTTCTCGGAAGATGGAGAAGCCCAACGCGGTGAAGGATTGCACGCTGGCGACGGCGGCGGCTTGGTTCGACTCGATGCGCTTGATAGCCTCTGCCTGGCTGGCGATCTGGTTGCCTTGCTCGGCGATCGTCTTTTCCATCGCCACCATCGCCTGAGCGTTCTGCAGGAACATTTCGCCGGCCGACATCACCCGGGCGGGAACTCTGGCCTCTAGCTCCATCCAGCGGTCTATAACTTTGGCGCGCAACTCTGCGCTCCTACCGGATGCAACGACCATCGTGTCACGGTAGGTTAGGCAGAACTCGGTGTAGGTTTGCCCGTTCTGCTCATGTGTGTAAGGGGTCTCGTTCCCAGAAACGATACCCTCGGCGCGTAGACGGCGGATCGTTTTCAGCACGCTTTCATGTGCGCTGCCGACTGTCTCGGCAATTTCGCGGCTGGTCATGGTTTGGGGCGCGGCCCCGGTGGTGATGATGTTCATGCTGTCCTTAAACGAAAAAAGACATTTAAGCGCGATCCCGTATTTCTACGGGTTGCAGGAACTGGTATCAGCTACCAGCCATCGCGCTTAAATGTCTTCACTGAATTTTCTGCACCCTGCAAGGCACATTGCCATTCTACATCAACTTCGAATAAAAGAACCAGCGAGCGCTGGCGAAAAAAGGATTGGGCTTTCACCAAATGCCGCTTGTTAGGGCAAGCGTCTTGCGCCGACGATGGGAGGATAGCGCAATCTCCCGGGAGGCTCCTGCTGTTTAGCCCCAGCAGGCACGGCATCGACTTCCGTGGTAGACGGGCTTCGAACTTGGAACACGCTGCTGGATTTGAACCAGCGGTTTTCCGGGGTTGCGGCCCGGTGCATTTGACCTCTCTGCCAAGCGTGCTTGAATCTGGAGCGGGCGGCGAGAGTTGAACTCGCGACACTTGGGTTGGAAACCCAATGTTCTGCCGCTGAACTACGCCCGCTTTGAAACTGGCTGATCATGGTGGAATCAAACCACCTCTGCACGGTTTTGGAGGCCGGCCGACTATCATTATCTTCATGACCATTTGAACCTGGCTACGCAATAAAACTTGGTGCGCCTTCGTGGTATCGAGCCACGCTCTCAGGATTTTCAGTCCCGCGCTTTCACCTGATTAGCTTAAGGCACATCTGAAACTTGGTGCGATGGCAGGGATTCGAACCCAAACTAACGGAATCACAATCCGTGGTGCTATCCAGTTACACTAACCATCACTTGATCTTAGACCGCGTGAGCCGGTCCCTGCTGGCCTTTGGACTACCTAGCCCCAATCACGGATTCGAACCGCATCCCTTCCTACCGAGCCTCTGCCAACGAGCAGGAGTCGAACCTGCACTTTCTTCACTACTGCTGTTCGTTGGTACGGCTACCTGGCTCACCGTACCCAATCCGGCGGCGGCTGTTTCCAGCATGGACCACCAGCCGCTTTAGCCCGGCCAATCTGCCGCTCATATCCCTGA